ATGCAAAGCGCACAGCAAATTTATGAAGCAGCATTCAGCAAGCACCGGACACCGCGAAGCGATGTATATAAAGCCGGAGCACTCAATTGCCTACGCCTTCTTGAAAGTGGTGCCGATTTTTTTGAAACGCATGACGGTGTATTGGCCAAATGCAGTGATAAAGCAGGAACAGCAGAATTTGATGCCTATATGGCCGGTGTTCAGGAAGGCCAAGACCTTTGGCAAGCAAATGAAAAAGACGTGGCAGCAAAAACCAAATAAGGAAACATCATGGCAATAAATCAAGCGCGGGTGAATGCAGTTTGTGAAGCGATGGACGCAGAAGGCAAGGCGCCTACGCTGGCCGCAGTTCGTGAAGCACTGGGCGAAGGGTCGTTCTCGACGCTGGCGCGCATGGTGAAGGTCTGGAAGGCTGGCCGGGTGGACGTGGAGCCCGTGGCGGTGGCCGTAGAGGTGCCGGAGGCTGTCCAGGCTGCAGGTGCCCGCCTCGCGGCGATGGTGTGGGCAGAAGCCGAGCGCCTAGCCGGTGAGCGGCTGGCAGGTGAGCGCACAGACATGGAGGCGAGCAAGGCCGAGATGGCGGCAGAGCTGGAAGCGGCTTACCTTGAGCTGGAGCAGGTCAGCACGTCAGAGCGCACCAAGGAAAAGCAGCTTGCAGAAATGGACGTGCAGTTGTCGCAATTGCGGTGGGAGTTGTCAGAGCAATACAAAGCGGTTCAGGCGCACCAGGTTGAACTGGCGTCAATGAATGGGGAGCTGGCCGCTTATCGGGCCATGGCGAGCAAGCTGGATGCAGGCCAGGCTGACAAGCCAAAGAAAGCCGGAACAGGACGGAAGAAAGCGGCGCCGAAGGGTGAGGCGGAAACGGTGCAGGACACCAAAACAAGACCGCTGGAAATCTGACCAGGTGGAAACAGAGAAGGCCCCGAGGGGCCTTTTTTTCGTCTACAGGGTGGAGCGTTGAACCTGTAGGACAAGCAGGATCTGTGAACGGCTGGTTTCGTTGCCGTTTGATCTTGACCAGGTGGGAAGCCAACTAATGCCGGTGGTGTCGGTGCTGGTCTTGTCTTCATCGAGGCCGCCCAAGATGATTAGATCGCCGGAAGCGGCGCCGATGGTTGTCGAGATTTCGCGTTTTATGAGCGTGGGCGAGTTGTTGACGCCGGTTGTGGTTTGAACAAAGGTGCTCAGTTGCTGCGAGATAGCCAGATCAATGATGGATTCTCGAATCTGCGGCTGGACGCTGAAAATCACGCCGCTGGGTTTGTATTCGACCGATTGAACAGAATTGCCGTTGCGGTCAATTTGTGCCAGGCCAAGCACCGGCACATCAGAACCGACGCTGAAACGGGCAGACGATCCCGATTTGACGCGAAGGGATGGCGAGGAAACGGATTGAAACCGCTTGTCGGAGCTGAGAGCACCAAGAACGGCATCAATGCTGGATGAGCTGATGGTGAGGCTGTTCGGTGTTGTGGCTGCGGTGCCCAGGTTGATACCGATTTTGCCGGAGAGGATGGACAGGGCCAGGCTAAATGCATTGGTGGTTTTGTCGCCGGTGGTGACCTCGTAGACCATGCCGCGCACAAAGACTTCAGGAAAAGGCACATCAATCTGCTCCAGGAGCTTTTGGAGGGTTGCTATCTCCTTTTCTGTGCCTTGGAAAATGAATGAATCCTGTTCGGTTTTGTCAATCAGGCTTTGCGCGCTGGTGGGGGTTTGCTTTTGTGGCTGTTGGGTTGTGCCAGGTTGAAGGCCAAGGGATGCCAGGGCTTGCGTGGATTGCGTTTGATCTCGAATCATTCGCTGGCCGGAAAAGGTACCGACTTTGAAAAGGCTTGATGTCATATCAACGATATGGGCCACAGGTCGGTATTTGGAGCGGTAAAAGAAAAGGCTGGTTTCCTCCGGTGTTTCGAGCTTCTGAAGCTGCGAAGGTTTGGGAGAAATGAAGTAATAGCCTTTTTTGTGCTGTATCTGTATGTCCAGGCCGTCAAGCAAGTCAGCAATAAATGCATTCAGGTTCGACTCTGTTAAATCCTTCTGAAAATGCACTGTGACGGTTTTTTGATTGTCAATAATAGCCGGATGAATTGCGAAGTTCTTTTTTAGAATGTCGCCATAAACAAAATTGAGCAATGCAATAACTGAAATTTTATCGAAGTTGATTGTAAGAGCTTGAGCTTGCGGTTGTGCGTGTGAAATGGAAATGAAAAAGGAGCACAAAAATGCAATGATGGCTTTTTTCATTTGAGGGCCTGCGGTGTCATTGGGTTTTGTGGTGGGTGGCCTGAATGCGTGCTGACCAGGAAGCCATTTAGAACGCCGTTCGCCCGCAGTGGGTCTGTGTACCAGCCAGCCGGGTTTATGAGGGTGCGAAGGGTTCCAGCTTTTGAAATGACGATGTGTTGACGGGTGCCGAAGGTGTAATGACCGACCACGCGCCATTCAGGATCATCAGGGAGGGTGCCAGGCGGGGCGGTGGCGGTGTTTTTGGTGACTGGTGAGGGGTTGCCCTTGGTGGGCGGCTTGGAGGGCTCAGAGGCTGCAGATTCTGAGCCAGGAGCGGCAGGATTGAAAAAGCTGTAGACGAAGTAAACGGGAAAGGCCGCGAAAAGCAGCAGGACAGGAAGGGCAAAGCGAAACAGCGGTGATTTGAAAATATTGTTTCGGTCATCAATTGCAACTTCTTTGCCTTTTCCATCGCCGTGACTGTAAGACTGATAAAGCGGAAATATGTCTTTGTTGTATTTGCGCTGAATTGAACGCAGGGGGGCAGACCTTAGCAGTTTGTGCCCTTGGTACACATCAACACGATAACGGGCATCAGAGCCGAGCGCTTTGTGCTTACTCATGCGGTACGTGTTTTCAACCACCGCTTTTAATTTTCTGTCCAGGTCGCCAATGTCTTGGACGATCAAGACCAAATCGCAGGAAACACCGGTTTCAGGGTTAGTGAAATGCCGGTGCATCCTGAAAAAGACCATGTGATCGTTTGTGATCTTGCAGCCTTGAGCCCACCAGCGCCAACATTCATCAATAACAACCAGGTCACCAGGTTGAACAGTTGAAGGCGCCTCGTTTTCTAAAGGCGTTTCAGGTGGAAAAAAGTTGGTTTTGGTTATGTCGTCGTTCTGGCATTGGACGATTGAACCGAGTTTGTCGGGGTCGGCTTTGAGAGTTTCGACGAGATAGCTTTTGATCTTGTCAGTTTGCAAGTTGGCAACGTTGGTAACGACTCGACGGCCAGCAGCGAGGGCCGGAAGGATGACGTTTTCGACAACTTCATAACTTTTGCCGGAGCCCATCAGGCCGGTGTATGCATTTATGGCCATGATCTGTAGTGTAGTGTAGTGTAGTGTAGTTAGTGTATTAACCTATTACAGGCACACGGCGGATGATGAAGCGGGTGACGTGCGCAGAAATCAAAAGCGGTATGCCAACGTCCAGGGCGGCGAAATCCAGCCAGAACCAGACACCGGCAGGGATGCCACCGAATGCCGACGACAGACCGGCTGGAGTGACCATAGAGCCCAAGGCAGTGACAACCAAGGGCGTGAGGGTGACGATCAAGAAAAACAAGGCCGCGAGAACGACAAACTTCAAAACAATCTCTTGAAGAATGAATGTGATAACGGACCAAATCAAAGGAGCGAAAGCCATGTTATGCCCTCAAAACGATGAATAAAGCGGAAAGGGTGAATATCACAGTAAAAACGGCGCGGAATGCGGCAAAGTGATCTGTAACCAAATCACAATGGGCTGTGAATGCATAGGTTTGGCCGTTGTAATCAAATGATGGTTGAGGACAAGTTGAATTGTGGGTAGGCAATTGAAAGCCTAGAAGAGAGGAAAATAATGGAGTATCTTTGGAAATAACAGCGCCTCTAAAGTCTGCTGTAGATTTAGCGTTTGGTACTGCTGATTGTTCGGATGGTTGAGTGAAAAAATCTTTAATATCGGTTAATAAAGACTTATTGGCAATTTGAGTTGTTTCTGTTGCGCAGTCGCCACCGGCACATGTTCCGGTTCCGTTTGCGCCGCCTGTTCCGCCGCCTGATGTGCCACCGGTTCCGCCACCAGTGCCACCACCAGAACCAGAGCCGGAACCAGAGCCAACAAAAGTTAGAGTGTTTGGATCAGCAACTTGACCATTACCAAGAGAGCTTGATATATGTGTTGCGGTGCTTAAAACAGAACCGCTCGGAGAATAAAGAACTGTTTTAGATGCATCAGCGGTTGTTTGTTCACCGCTCAAAGTAGTTACTGAAAGTGTTCTTGATTCAGTTACCGAATAAGAACCATCAGTGTATTTATCAATAAGGACACCAGATTTTAGATTGTTTGGATTTGTGCCAGTGTATGAGATTGAATAACCGTTGTTAGTGATTTCTACCGTGGGTGATGGTTGAGGATTAGATGGCGTTGCGGGTGGCTTGTATGTGTATTCTGTGCCGGTTTGTGTATTGGCGGACTCCCACCCACCGGATTCTGCATCTTGATATTTTGGACCAGTTGGAGCGAATTGTTGTTCAGGGCTAACCTGTACACCAGGAGGGCGAGAATCATTTAAAACGGGTGAAGGTACGGGGTCGGTTGAAGGGGTTAGATTAACTTGTAGAGGCGGAGGAACTTGAGCTAATTGTGAATCAGATGAATTTGACAGCGGAGAAGATGCAATAAGGGCACCAATAGCAGCAGAAGCTAAAGCGGATGTGACGAGGACAGGGGAGCCAACAACGGCGGCAATACCAGCAAGCAAACCAAGAGCAACGGCGGCAGCTGCTGATATTAATGGACTTGTATTGAATGGTGTAGGGTGTCCACCGTTTGGATTTTTTGGATAACCGTTATCATCATAATCGGATGGCTGATGATCGTCAGGCATATTACAAACCGGGGGCATTACTGTAAATGTCCAAGGGGCAATAAAACATATATTAGAACCAACGGGATTGCATTCATAACGGGCCTTTTCTATTGCAAAAAGTTGGTTATCAAGGGTGGTATTAACACCGCAAGAAACTGCAAATGAAGCAGAATTAAAAAGAATGAAACCGAAAAAAATTATTAGATTTTTCGCTTTTCGCCCGGCTTCGCTTCGCTGCAGGCGGGCAAAAAGCGAAAAATCTGCATTAAGTATTGTCATAAATCAAGCCCTTTAATAACTGCCCAAGCGCAAAGAATGCCGAGGAAAAAAATTAATGCATACCAATAATCAAAACTCATGATTCAAACCTTTGTCAAGTCCTTTGAATACTGCCCAAGCAGAGAGGATACCAAGGATAAAAAATAATAAATGCCAATAATCTGGAATCACAATTTACGCCTTTTAGGAATTCTCATTCCTTGGTATTCCCTCCATCGGTTTCTTGATTCTGCATCAACAAGATTTCTTGATTTGATATGTTGGTTAACAATAATCATTGCGCGATGGTAATGGTCTTTGTCCCAGAATTGACCGGCATAATAGACTTTATCGACAGCAATACAAATAACAAATACAGCGCACTTCCAAATAATAACAAGAGTAACTATTGCGGCACCTACAGCAAGAATTGCAAGAGTGGTTGTTGAAAAATTGACGGATGGCATTAGAGGTGCAAGATTGACGGCCATTTTTAATCCAATAAAAAAGGGCGCAACCGTTGGGATTGCGCCCTTGATCCAAAATAGATCAAAAAGCGGAATTAACCGCTTTTCACCATGTTGATGACGAACTTGGCCGCTTTGATCGTGATGTACACGATGATCAGAGCGGCACCAACGGCCAGCACAGCGGTGCCAGCGGTGGAGAAGTCCACGGCATCGGTGAGGTCGGTCAAGACGGGAGGCGCGGCCAGGGCGGTACCGGCAGCAGCGGCGGCCACGGTGGCGAGGGAAGCACGGCGGACGAAGCGGGCGAACTTGTTCATTTCGAACCTTTCAGAAAAACCGGGAAACTGCCCGGACAGAATCACACAAGTGAATTAGTTGTCTCTCACGAATTTAAGGACCAAGCCGATTACGTGAGCGGTGAGATAAAGCGTTACAACGACCGTAAAGCCAAAGGCGAAAAATTGACCGGCAATCTCTGAATCAAATGGCAATTCTTGGACTGTTGATCCGGTGCCAGAGCCTGAGGCGTTGGCGGCGGCGAGCTGGAGGGCTGCGGTGTACTCGGTGCCAGGCATGAGAACAAACGTACAGGTCCCGAGGTCGGTCGGATTTGTTGCCAGTGTTTGAATCTGGAAAACAGGGGGATCGCCCCAGGTGCCGACAGATGAACCGCAGTAAGCCATGGTTTAGGAAGCAGTGATTAGGCCGATTGCAAGGCCGATTGCAAGGCCGATGAAAGGCGATGCAATGGCGGCGATAAGCCAGTGTTTCAGGGTGATGTTTTGCATCACTTCAGGATATTCGGCAAAGCTTTTTTGTTGGGCAGTGAAAAGCCTTGCATAATTCCGCCTTCTTTTTTCAGAACGGCATAGGGACGGACTTCAATTTCAATTTCTTTGCCGATCAATTTATGCCATTCATTGGCGGTGCTTGGATCAACTTTGACGGAATCGACCTCATGGCGACCGCCCTGCTTGTGCAAAATTTCAGCGTTGAAGTTTTGCGTAATCACACCCGTTGAACGGTCTGTGAAAGTTGATTCAGCGATGCCGACAATTCGGCCTGTAAGAGTAAGAGGCATTTGATTTCCTTGGTTGAGTTAAGCGACGAGGCGGACGAAAGATGGCGGGGGCATTTTGTAGAAGTCGGGCATTTTCACGGCTTCCAGTTTGATTACACGGGTTTTGGGTTGGAATTTAATCACGTTGCTTTTGATGGCAATGTCAACGCCGAAGGGCAACAGAGAAGCACGATAGCGATAAAACGCGGAACGGCTGAGTTTTTGAGTGATGTCGTCGCCCGCTTCCCACATGCGATAGACAGCCAGGGTTTTGGCGTCAAGGCTTGAAATGTCCTCAACATCGCAATTGGCGCGAGTGAAAACGGATTGACGTTCTTTAAAATCTGCTTCAAGTTTAGACATGTTAATTCCCCCAAGGAATTGCTGGCCGTTGTCAATTAAAAATGTGGATTTGTATGTTGTTTCGAATCGGACCAAGCCGACCGAGTTGCACCAATTGGCAAGATCGTTTAAATATGGATCGTATTCTTTAGAAAAGTCGGTTTGTGTTTTATTGGGCTTTGCTGCGTGTTTGAGCAATTCGGGGCCTTTTAAGTAGGCTTTGGAATAGACGCGACGTGAGCCCCTTCCAAAGTCCACGGTTTCGCCTTGGCCGTGGGTGCCGGTTTTGAGGCGGCTTGCCTGCTGAGCTGCCAAGAAGCGCATGAAGTGGTAAGCGTCCTCAGCCGATCCGGCGGCGAAGTTCTCGGTAAGGTCGAGGCGGGTGATGCGTGCGCCGCTCAACTGGGTGCGCCAGCCGTTGGGCGTGTTGACTTCGCCTTTTTTGCCTGCGGAGAAGGGTGGCAGGCCCTTGGATTGCAATATCGCGTTGATGCGGGCAATGCACTGGGCGAAGCTGTAGCCAAAAACGTTGTCAGGACGGCCCCACTTCGACACGTTGCCCTCAAAGTGGACGGTTTCGCCATCGCAGCGGATGTAAATGGCCGTTTCGTGACTGCCTTCAATGCGGACCTTCTTTAGGGTGGTGCCCTCATGGGTGCCCTCAGCATCGAAGCGGACAAAGTAGCCATCAGACAGGACCGGAAGTCCTGCGCCGGTGTGGGTCTGGTAGATGCTCACCCAGTCGCAAAAGGTGGCTTCTTGCGTCAGGTCTTGCCGGGGTTTTTCGGGCTGAAAGTTGTTGTCTTTTTGGGCGTAAATCCCACTGGTGGGACTAAAGTGACGTGTTACATGCACGTCACGCCCTGCGGGCGCCAAAAAGTCGGGGGCAAAAACCGCAGCCATCAGACAGCAGCGCGAGCGGCACGAGCAGCACGACCGGAGAAGCCAGGGACGATATGGGCCTGAAAGCAAGCCACCCAGCGACCGCGAGGGGACCGCAGCAAGCGCCACGCGGCGTAGTCGGTGCGGGCATGGTCTGGAGCTGGTGCAGGCCAAAGGGCGGCCAGGTCGGCGAGGGCGGAGCCTGTTGGATCGGAGGCGGTGCGTTGTGCTGGTGTCGCTTGCATAATTGCTTTAACCCCTGTAAGTGCATATCCAAATTGATATGCAACTATAACAAGAAGGATATGTATGCAAAATGAGCTTAAAGAATTGAATTTGCTAATCGATAAGGCTAAATTGATAGCTGAAAGCGATTACAAATTAGCAAAAATAATGGGGGTTGCGCAACCAGTTATTCCAATGTGGCGATCCGGTAAGAGGACTTGCAGCCCAGCAGATAGGGCAATCCTTGCAGGCATAGCAGGTGATGACGCTATTCAAGAGCTTGTAAAAGCGACACTAGAAAGAGAAAAAGGCACCAGGAGGGGCGCACTACTGGGGGAACTCTTGGGGCAAAGAGCCGGACGAGTGATTGAGGAATCACAAGCGGCCTCAGACGCTGGACTGAGCCCCGCCCATGCAGCACTTGCAGCAGTCGCCCAGGTGCTGGACGAGAGCCCACGGGAGCAAGAAGCCAAAGCGGGAATCATGGCCATATTGGAGGCTTTTCCCGAGGAACCTACAATGCAGGGCGTACCCGTTAAGGGTGCGAAAGCTAGGGGTGTTGCAGCCGACAGGCCGCGACTGAGAAAGACCCTTCGAACCTGA